AGTTCTCTGTAATTTCCCTTCATCCATTCGTCATAGATAGAAAATTCTCCTCCATGGATCAAGTATTGACAACATTTTGCATCAATACCCAATCTTAAAGGGTGGTTTTTGTCTATGACCTTCTCGTTAGCGGTATGGTTTGCTAAGGCTGACTCACGTTTAGAAGCGTGTTCAGTTACGATCCGATGAAATTCGACATCACGTGCTATTTGCAATAGATACAGAATCTCTGAATCCTGTAGGAGTGAAAGTTTAGCTCCGTAGCTATCTGGTTTACCCTCCAAAATTGGAGGCATTCCAGTAACAATAACAGGCAAGGAAAGTATATCGCGGAGTTGTTTAGCATTTTTGTGCTTTTCAACTACAACTAGCAAACCGGGACTGAGATACGACGGCTCATACCCTCGACTAACGGCAATCCTCAACAATTCAAGGATTTGCTCTGGAAACTTATCAATATCAACCATTAGGTCAACTGGTAAACCAGTCACCTCAGTGTGTGATTTGAATAGTCTCTTTGCAAATTCTACATTGGATTTTTGGGATGTTGTGCACTTCCGAGTGCTTATCGAAACACCTAGTGAACTAATTGTTTGTTTGTAAAATTTATAAACATCCTCATTAGAATCACAAGTATCGTCTCCTAAGATTAGGTACTTATACTTAAAAGCACCTTTTCCTAGAACCTTGTATGCGCAGTAATGCTTTACAGCATGATGACATAAAGTAGATACTGGCCATGAGCTTAATAAACCCATGGGGTTACCAGTAGAGTATTCCACATTACCTTTCGGATGTGTGAACGATCTCTTACTGACAACCTGTTCCCATAACGGGCCTATCTCTGGCCACGCAATTGCTAACATGGCGGTTTCTAATTTAATAGGAAACCTGTCCGTGAAAGCCGAGAGATCACTACTGTAAAGATTTGGACCTAAAGCTCGTAAGAGTTTCGGGATCTTATCTTGTCGGTATGTGACATCAACGGAAAGTGTGCTTAAAAGGTGCATGCATTTTGCATGTATTCCACTTAAGGAAACATTACTCCAGTAGTCTGCGATAGCGACTTGGCGAACCTTATAGGCCTTGTCGTCTAACAAAACTAACTTAGAGTGTGTAACACCTCCAGGTTCAGGTTTGAAATCATCTAACCTCATTCCTATTATTGTTTTGGAAATGAGACTACTAATGGCTTTGTATAAAATTGGGTCCTTCTTAAGGACACCAAGATCAACTAAGCTTGTCATAGTTGCAGGACCATTTGGTCCCGCTTTATTTGATAACAACATCCGTCCCCGGTCAGGTGCGTCCCCTAGACCTTTTAAGACTTTCCAAGATTTCATAAACTGAGTTATATCGCTAATTACATCCATATTAGCGGTGCATTCGTTGGTTATGGTAGAAACATCGTATTCTGACTTAACAGTCAAAATATCCAGT